GAACTGGGGCAGGGTGGCCATTACTGCAACCTCATTCCGCCGCTGTTCAGACTTGCCGGTATGCCCAGCTCGGCGTCCATGCGCTCACTAGACAACAGCGACCTGCGGCCACCGCGGGTGCGAGCTTTGAGTGCGGATGCCTCGGCTGCAGCGGCTTTGCGGCGCTCTTCGTCGGCTGCGGCCTGCACCTCCTTGGACTTGCGCTCCATCTCTAGCTTGTTGTTTGCGTAGTTGAGCTTGGATGCCTCAAAACTCTCCCGTGCGGTGGTAGCTTGCTGCTCCAAGGCGGCACCCTGCTTGCCATACTCGGCAGTTTGCTTGGCCAGCTCAACACGCATGGCTGCTTGGTCGGTTTGCTGCTGCGCCAGCAGGTTGCGCTGGTTTGACTCGGCTGATTCCCGAGACAGGCGTGCCTCGTTGGCGTTGTAGGCGGTGCTCAGGATGATGGCACCAGAGATGAAATAGGTCATGTGATTACCTCCTTGTGTTCGTAAACGTCCAGGCCCAGCTCGGCGTATTCCAGCGCGGTGAACATGTCTTCCAGTGTCTTGGTGTCGGTCTCGTCGGTCGGGTTGGGGTGGATCGTTGTCCAGATCGCATCCACATGGGTGTGCACCACCCGCTTGGTGCCCGGCTCCGAGATGAATGAAGCTGGCGCTGTGTGGGTCTCCAGGCCAAACTCGGTGTAGCAAGTGATACTGCCCTGGCTGATGATGTTGAAGTGCCGGTGCCGGTGGATCTTGCCCACCACCACGGTGCCAGCAGGCAAATGGATCTCACGGGCGTAGATGCCGGGTGCCAGCCAGTGCTTGAGGGGAGGGGATTCGTCCATGCGCTGGCCATCTGGCAGCGCTTGGCAGGCACGCTGAATGGCCATGATCTTCTGCCGCGCTATCGGCGCAGGAAGATTGGCTGGCGGCATTTCAATAACGGCTGTGCTCATATCAACCGATTCTATTGGTGTTTGTACGATAGGCAAGTGCTGTATATCAGCGCGATATGCTCATGCAAACACATCAAAGTCGGTGCTGGCGCTGGATTGGCCCATGGGTCGGCCACCGAGCTGGTGGGTGCGGGTCATGCGGTTGTACTCACCGCCGCCCAGCATCAGGTAGCCAAAGCTGTCGCCAATGTGCGAGTGCTCATTCTTGTTGGGCGCGTCCCGAAAGCGCTCCTGGCCGGCCCCGATAGCGATGCGTCTGAAGTGATAGCCGCCGGCCAGGGACTTGCGCAGCAGCTTGCACTCGCGGTTGACAATCAGTCCAGGCTTGCCTTGGATTAGGCGCTGCATGGGCGCTGCCGAGGCCTCCCGGCGCACCTTGAAGTCGTTGCTGGCCGTGGGCTGGGCTCGCAGGCCCAGGGTTTTAAGGTAATCAAAGGCGGTGACCTCGTAGATTGCGTCCCTGGCCATGCCTGCCGGGTCACCCCAGACCATCACTTGGTGGTTGGGGTAGCGCTGGTTGAGCTCGGCCAGCAGTTGGTGGCCAAAGCGCTCCAGGCCCATGTCAAAGGTGACGATCTCCTGGTGAATCAGCCACCTGCCGTTGGGCAGCCGCTGGCCAATGGTGGCCGCGGGGGTCAAACCAAAGTCCAGCCCCACCTGGATGGGCACCGTGGGGTCAATCTCGGTGTCGCCAGACATGGTCGAGTCCTCATACTCGGGCCAGACCGGCCTGCCTTCCTGGACATAGGTGTACTCACCCCCGGCATAGCAGCGGATCCAGTCCAGATTCTTGCCCAGCAACATCTGCTGGTAGTAACCTGGGGGTAAGTTGTGGACATTCTCGGCCTTAGGGTTGACCTTCCACCACTTCCCGCTGGCAAAGATGTGGTCATTGGCCTCGGGCATCTCGGGCAGGTCTTCAACGGCCACCGGCACCACGCCGCCGGGCTGCTTCCAGAACTTCCAGGCGTACTGACCGGTCATCTTCTCCTTCTCGGCCATCTTGTGCCACCAGTGGTCGTCATCCATGGGGTTGGTGTCCATCCAGATCCCATGCCATGTAGCCCCGCCATCGCGCTTGGTCGGGTATCGGCCCACCCGGTGGGTAAGCCCGTCGATCACCGCCTTGGGCAGCTCACGCGCCTCGTTCACCCAAGCCCCTGTGAGCTCCAGCGAGAGCAGCTTGCGCACATCCTTGGGTTGGTCAAGGGCCAGAAAGATGACCTCGCAGTCAATCCCAGCCGCATCACCCCTGGCCGGCAGCCTGATGTGGTGGGTGATGGGCGGTGTCCACAGCATCGGGCCAAAGGTAGCCTCTGGAAACAGGTCGAGCCATGTCTTGATCGTGGTCGTCTTCAGCATGGGGTAGCTGTTCCTGACCACCGCCCAGCGTGTATATCGGATGTTGTCAATGCTGGATGGCTTCTGCTGCACCGCTTTGATGAAGATCTTGCTCGCGCAGCCGTAGCTCTTACCAGATCCGACCGGCCCCATGATGCCCTGGACGAAGTTCTTGCTCTGGATGAAGTCGTATATCACCGGAGATTCGCTGAAGTCCAGGTTCAGCCCGGCCACCGGTACGGCTTTGTCCGAGGTCTCTTTGGTTCTAGCCATCATTGCCCCTTGGTGCCACCACGTTGATGTCGATCACGCTGGGCTTGCTATCGTCGTCAGGGTTGTCCAACAAGCCGCTGGCTTTGGCCAACAGTCGGAGCACCCCCACCTTGTCGTAGAGCTCAATCTCCAAAGTGTTGGCACCGTCTTTGTCAGTCCTGACCCGAATGTTCTTGATCGCATTCAGCGCGTGCTCGGGTATATCACTTGACCGCTTCACCGTCACATTGCCGTTTTCATCCCAGGTCATGATGTCGGTGATCTTCGTGTTAGCCATGCACAGCAGCGCATAGGCCACAGCCTCTTTGTTGGCCATGATGGTCGCACTGCGCTCCAGCCGGCGCTGCACAGACCTCACCCCGCCCCAGTTGGTCAGGGGAGGGATCACAGTTGATTTAGTCGTCCTGCTCATCAGAAAGGTATATCGTCGTCGTTGTCGGGCACCATCGCACGCACATCCACCTTGGGTTGTGGCTGCGAAGGGTAGGGCGCTGGGCTGTGGCCACCACCTTGCGGTTGGACAGGGTTGCCAATCTTGACCGACACCCATGTCTCTCCAGCCGCCGTCTTCTTGGGGGTGATGTCCAGCCAATGCACAGACCCGTCAGGCAGCATCACCTTACCCCTGTAAGCCGGGTGCCAGTCCTCTGTCTTCTTGTCGTTCTTAAAAGCAGATCCGCTGCCGGGTCTCATTTCGTATGCCATCAAAGCTCCTTTTGGGTATTGTCGTCTAGGTTAAAAAAAGGGAAGGGATTGCCTTCGGGGGAAAAGTTGGGAAAAAGTAGGGAAAATTTCAGGGTGGCCCCCGGTCGCTACGGTGAGGGGTGGGGGGGAAGGGGTCGCGATTCGTGCACGCTGTCGGGCGCGGGTCGCCTGCGCACACCCTGGCACATACAGGTCGAGACCCCTGGCCGCTGGCCGGCAGACACCCTCTGCGCCTAGGTTGTACAGAATCCATACGTTCGCATGGGTTTCGTACAGACTCGATTAGAAGGCCTACAAGGCTCTGACGAACCGAGTGGCTACCCATGTGCCAACCAGCACCTGATCGTGGCGTGTAGGTGCCATTGCGTGCCTTGGCGGGGCATTGTCTCACCGCACATCTGCCTGCAACTGTCGGATGCCGATGGCCAGGACTGAGCTGGACGGTTCGATGCCCTCGGCGCGGTACAGCGGCAGCAGGATGTCCAGGTTCTCCGCAACCTGCTCAATTGTCAATCCACCTTCAATCAACAAATCAATATCGGAGTTGCACAAACAGTCTAATAACCTTTTATAAAGAACCTCTTGAATACCTCTCTTAATACGTTCATTTGGTGTTGATGCAACCCCTAGAGGTTGCGTATGTGACAACCTCTGGAGGTTGTTTATGGAGGACTCATTTGCAACCTCTGCATATGCAACCTCTGGAGGTTGCGTATGAGAGCCTTTGGACTGTGCCTTTCGGATGACATCTTTCATCTCTCTGACTGTGCGTGTCTCGCCTGACTTGGGCATGATTCGGTTCCTTTCTGGTGGTCGTTTGAATGCTTGTGCAATCAGGCCGGCGACCTTGCGCTGGCCTGCTGGGTCTGGTGTTTCGTCGATGGGCATGGTTGGTGGCCGGTTGTTCTCCTGTGCTGATGTGATGGCGATGGCTGTGTCGGTGTCGATTGAGTCGTCGTAGATGACCCTGAGGGTGTTGCTGTAGACGCCTCTGAATCCCTTTTTGACGACCAGGACGTACTCCAGCTTCACAAGCAGGGCGAGCTGCTTCTGAACTGCTTGCCGGCTCACGCCCAGGTCTAAGCCCAGCTTGGATTGGCTGACCCAGGTGATGCCTGCCCGGTTGCAATAGCTGCACAGCACGATCAAAGTGCGCAGGGTGCCGCCATGCAGCCGTTGATCCTTACCTGCTCTGATGGGCAGCACGGCTAGCTTGCGCTGGTCTGGCGGCAGATCCTTCTCCCGAACCTTAGGCTTCCTGGGCAGTGCGAACGGGACTATGTTGTCAAGCATGGCGCTCACGGTATATCGCTTTCATGTGCGCCCTGATCCGCTCTGCACTGCCTGGGCCGTAGAGCTTTTCGCTGTAGGCCAGCCAGCGCTCCGCTGTGGCCTTGCTTGGGCTCAGTTCCCAGGCGCTCAAGATGTCCTTGGCCTGCGCCCACTCCAGTAGCTCGCGCTCGGGTAAGGGGCCAAAGTGTTTGGGCCAGTGTGGTTTCCATTGCCGTTTCACTTTGCCGGCTTGGCTTTGATGACTCTGGCCACCTGCTCGGTGGTCGCAAAGCGGTGGAGGTTGGCGCACTCATAGCGCCGGTAAATGGTGTTCTCGGGGCGCTGACGGGTTTCCTTCACCTGCACCCAGGTCTGGCAGACGGGGCAGCGCATCTCAGCGCCTGCGCCAATTCCACTGGCGGTAGCTAGTCACCCCGTCATAGACTTCAAAAGCTGGGGTGCCGGTGAACTGCTGCTGGTGACGGCGCAAAATGCGAATGGCATCGCCGTAGATCTGGCGCACCCGCTGGCCACAGACACTGAGGCGCAGCCCGATCTCAACGAACATGAGCTCCTCAATGACCACCAGCTCAATGACCAGCGCGTGCCGGTCGGTCAGCGGGGCGTCTGTCAGGATCTTGGTCAGCAACTGGCGGCGCTCAACATGCTCCATGTCGCCCTCCATCTCCCATGACCAACCATCCCGCGGTAGCTCTGGCAGCTCATCGTTGCGGCTGTACCAGATCGACAAAACCTCGCTGGGCAGGCTGGCGGTCATCAGTTTGCCGTAGTAGGGCGAGCCCTTGCCTTGCGCCATGTTGCGCTTTGATTCAAAGCCGGTCATTTGTTGACCTCGAGTCGTTGCTGCGCCCACACTGCGCCCTGCTCAAATGTGTCAAGCACTGTGTCTTTCCTGTCCGCAACCCACCCCCAATCATCATCCGTCAGACCCTGCCACGGGCGCTGTGCTGCAAAGTGATCAGCTAGTTCACGCGCCCGGTGCTTATCTATGCCTTCTCGGACTAGACTCACCACCACCATGTCACGCCACTCACTCATACGTTGCACTCCAATGCCCAGTACAGCAGCGCCAGCGCGTCTGCTTCGTTGTCGTCGGTAACAGGGTGGCCGCGCAGCCGTATGGCCGCGACCATGGCCACCTTGTCGGCGTTGCCCTTGCCAGTCGTATGGCGCTTGATGGTGCCCACCGGCACGCCCTGGTAAGGGATCTTGTGGTGCTCGCACCAAGCAGTCAGCGTGGCCATCAGGCCGCCGTAGACATGGGCCGAGTCGGTGCTGGCGTGCCTGCGCACTTCCTCAAAGTAGACCGCCTGCAGCTCGTCGCCCAGGGTGCCCTTGAGCTCGGAGAGCCACTGCTTAAAGCGCAGATAGCGCATACCACCGCCCTCGTAGCGGCCCGGCTTGAAGCTGGCCCAGCCGTGCACGATGGTGTTGTCCAACGGCCTGCAGGCCCAGCCGGTGGTGGTGCCCAGGTCAAGGGCCAGGATGGTGCCGCTCACAGAGCACCCGCCTGACGCAACGCCTGTACAAACTCTTCGATCTCAGGGCAGGGCAGGTCGCTGGCGTGCCGCTTGTCGCCGGTCATGGCCAAAGCCTCGGCCACTACGTCACCAGGGTACTGGGTGCCGTCCTTGACCCGGTCAAGCAGCCTCATGGCCTCGGTGTAGATCATGGCTGGCGCACCCCGCTCAGGAAGCGCTGCAGCCGGGGCTGGAGCTCGCCGTACTTGGGGATGAGCTGGTCTCGCACAGCTTGGTCAATCAGGCTCGACAGGCTGCGCCGCTGGTCAGCCGCCGCCGTGTCTAGCAACGCCCTGGTGGAAGGGTGCAGCCGCATGAGAAAAGGCTTGGTCTTTGTGTTTTCCATGGTGTATGTCACTGAGATATATTCACCGATTGTGACCTTTGGGCCTTGTACACGCAAGCAAAAGGCAATACCCGACCAAATCGTAGGGATTAGGTTTTGTACGCCGCGATATACATCTGCTACATTTGGGTTGTCTACACAACAGCGCAGATAAAGCGCAGAAAGTTCAAGATGGCACCCCACACCGGCAAATTCGTAGCCTACTTTCGGGTCTCCACCGACCGCCAGGGCAAGTCAGGTCTCGGCCTGGACGCTCAGCGCGAGCGGGTTATGGGCTACCTCAACGGTGGCAAGTGGTCGCTGATCGGCGAGTACACCGAGGTGGAGTCTGGCCGCATGAATGAGCGGCCAGCTCTGGCCAACGCCATCAAGCTGTGCAAGCGCGAGAAGGCCACCCTGGTGGTCGCCACCCTTGACCGCCTGACCAGCGATCTGGCTTTTGGTGCGCAGCTGCTCAACGACACCAAGGTCAAGTTCGTCTGCGCCGACTTTCCCGAGGCCAGCCGTGAGCTGCTGCAGATGCGCATGGTCTTCGCTGAGTGGGAAGCACGCAAAATCGGCGAGCGCACCAAGGCAGCACTGGGTGAGCTCAAGAAGAAAGGCGTCAAGCTCGGCAGCCCAACGCCCATGATCGGGTCAGCCGCTGGCACCAAAAGCATTGTGGCCAACGCTGACGCCTGGGCAGAGAAGGTGCGCCCCCAGGTGCAGGAAGCCATCAAGCTGTCTGGTGCAGTCACCCTGCGCGAGATCGCCACAGCGCTGGCAGCCCGGCAGATTGAGACCCGCCGTGGCAATACCGAGTGGAGCCCCAGTCAGGTCAAAAATTTGATGGCGCGGATCGGCTGATGGACGCGCAGGATCTCAACTGGGCCCAGTACTTCCCCAAAGAAGAGTGGAAGCTCGGCGACTATCTGAGGAAGTCAGGCCGGCCAGTGAACTGCCGGCTGGACTTCCGTCTGACACGGCTGGAAGAGCTCAAGAAGGCAGCTTTCATTGTGTCTGAGCTCAACAAAGTGCTCCAAAAATACGCCTACGGTGACGGCGATGCCGTGACCAGGATCATGGTGGCCCGGCAGTTATTTGCGCGAGCCGGCTTTGATTTGAAGTATAAATCGGCAGAATCTGCGAAAAAATACACTGCAAAACAGGCTCTTGAGGCCAGGAATAAGGCGGCACCGCCTGTAGTGGCTGGCGCTGTTGAAGCGTTTGGAGATGGGGAAAAATAGTTTTCAACAAATGAAAGGAACATAAAACTGAGCAAAATCAACACTTAAACCTTCATTCTTAATGTGTATTAAAAATAGGATCTTATGATGACTAAATACGATGTGCAAAGTGTTAAACCTCCCTCAAAACACTACCGGCAGTGTTCTGGGGAGACCCTGGTTGAGAAAATTGCGGTATCCGCGCTGTTCATTTTCTGCTGCGCGTTGCTCATGTGGCTGCCCATATGATGAGCGCCACCTTTCCCAGCAAACACCTGCTGGAAGGGTGCATTTACACCCCCGCTGCCGCCACTAACGTCGAGCTGACATGGCGCAGGTTTGGCTGGCTCCCAGTGCAGGAGCGCAAGGCCAAGCCTAAACACAAGGTGCAGTTGGTGCAACGCATCAAGGTTTGGGAGAGCACCAATGCCGGCGCCTAACTCAGGCCGCGACATGCGCGACCGGCAAATGGACATCTTTGAGCAGAAAGACCACCACTTTTTGGAGCGCTGCCGGGCCTTGGCTGTGATGACTTGCAAGCAGCAGGGCGATGTGTCGATCAACGACATTCGCCGGTTCATCGAAGTGCCCCCAGGCGTCCACCCCTCTGTGCTCGGGGCGGTCTTCCGCACCAAGCAGTTTCGCAGCGTTGGCTACACCGAGGCCACCCATCCCCAGGCGCACGCCCGTGTCATTCGCGTCTACGCATTAGCTAAAAATTAGGAGAGAAAAAATGGCAGGAAAATTGACAGACGACAGGGAGATGAGCGCCAGCCGTCTACCCGGCCTCATGGGCTTTAGCAAGTACAGCAGCCCCAACCAGGAGCTGCAGAGCAGTCTCAACGCCATCGATGGCAAAGAGCGGCCCGACATCGGCAACGAAGCCATGGGCTGGGGCAACCGCCTGGAGCCGGTCATCCTGACCGAGGCAGCCAAGCGGCTGGGCATCACCGACTTCAACGTCGAGATCAACAAGGCCTACACCCACCGCAGCTTTGCTTTGTCCTGCAGCCTGGACGGCATTGGCCATGGGCTTGGCCAGGAGATCACCACCGACTACGACAAGGGCATCTATGTGGTTGGCCAGGACTCCATCGTGCTGGACGGCCCTGGCGTGCTTGAGGCCAAGCTGACCAAGCACATGCCCGAGGACACCCCGCACCTTGCGCGTGGCCCCATCCAGCTCCAGGGCCAGATGCTGGTCACCGGCCACAAGTGGGGCGCGGTTTGCGTGCTCTACCAAGGCATTGAGCTGCGGGTGTTCCTCTTTGCCACGCACCACGACACCCAGAAAGAGATCATCAAGGCGGTGCTGCGCTTTGAGAACAAGCTGCAGACCTACCGAGACAACGGATCCATTGACTGGTACCCACCTGAGAGCAGCAAGGAGTTGGATCGCATCTACCCCATGGCTGCAGGCCGGGAAGAGATCGAGCTGTCGCCTGCCATGGGGGATCAGGCAAAGATCATCATCGACAGCAAAGCCGCGATTCG